TCACAGCTTTTTGCCGCTCGTCTTCACCATAAGGAAAAGGCCGTCGCCATCATGCAGCGTCAGATCTTTATCTATTGCTTTAGCGCGTGAGACTTCGGTGTTAGTAAGGGGGCGAGTTGTCCTTGCCATGGTGGGGACTCCTGCGTGAATGGGTATACGGTTTCAGGTATACGTTCTACCGTGTACCTGAACGTATACCAATAATCACCGGATTTAGTCGGATGAACGCGGAAGATTACAGGCACAAAAAAGCCCGCAGGGCTTGCGCCGTGCGGGCTCTCAGGACTTCATCGGATGACTCTGGTAATCACCGATGGAGAATTTTGGTGGGCTGGCGGAGTCTGAATAAGTCCAATAACATACTAAATTTAAAAGGTTTTATCTAATTCAACTTTAAACGGTGTACCTAAACGTGTACCAATTATGGAATGTCATACCGAATGTCACATGATGTATTTGCCACTTTTTGACCATCTCAGGATGTTGCCGGTCACGTAGCAGGTAGGGAAAAATTCTTTTTTTTCGTTTAACTATGCACACTGTTCTCTATGAATTTTATTATTTATTTATCAAACAGATAAGTGGTGATGAGTAAGTGAAGAGTGGATAGAAGACTCTTCACGTTGGATCAATGCCTGTGCCTTTAGAACGCACAACGCTTTGGTGAAAATAGCATCAGCGAATTTTCTCAGGCGCAGGAGTGGCCGAAATGGTCATGTATTTTTTCAGTCCAGCTTCTCGTTTCACACCCTTCGGATCTGAACCAAAAGGAAGCCTCAAGCGTGGTGAGTCGACGGTTTTAATTGTCCAGAGCGAATCACCAATGAATCTGAAATTGATGCTATCCGCTGTAATGGATAATCCCTCAAAACTTCCAGTAGCGTACTCATTACCCAAACGAACAATCTCTTTAACGCCATTGTTAACATCGATAAGGGCAATTGTCAGTGATTCTTCGAAAATAACGTCATCCGTCAGAAAAAGGATATAACGCTGGTCATTAACCTGAACAGCCGCTTCCAGCACTTGCCCCGGAACAATAATGCCAGTGCTATTGCCATTGAGTACAACGTCAGACTGAGCCTGAGATAAATCAGTCGCTTCGTGAACCTTCACCAGCGATATTGAGTTAACCTGTTGCATAATCAATTCCACAAACGTCCCATTTCCCATGCGGCAAGAGCACCGCCGACAAAGCCGCCAATAAGTACGCAAACAGGTGCACCTGGCCCACACATCAATCCCGCCATCGCGCCGCCTGCGGCAGCACCGGCAATACCTGCGCTGTTTATTGCTATTTGCCGCCCCGATTCTGAGACCTTATCGTCAGCGGTATAAATTTCATAAACAGAAATTGCAATCGAGAGAACGACGAGCCCTTTTCCTAAACGGGAGAGCTGCATCATTTTCATGTTCACTTGCGGATTGGACTTGCCCGCGGATTCCACTATACCCGCGTATATTCGATTTTTTTGTACTTCAGAGAGGCTATTAAAGTTTGCCTGGGATCCAAACAGGGATTTAGCTTTTTTAGCGACTAACTCGTTGAGCGTTTTCCCCTCTGATTTCAGTTGTTCGGCCATTGCGCGGCCAAGCGGTGTACTGCGCGCTCTCACCATTTCCATTATCAAATTTCGGGTTTCCTGAGCTTCTCGTGCAGCTTTTTCCCATGAAATCACGCCAGCAGTCGCTTTTGCTCGTAAGTCTGCGGACATTTCTTTGATGCGCCTTGAGTATTCAAGGCGTAAGCGGGGATCGATAGTTAATCTTGCCGCTACTGCGGAAACATCGCCTTGTAAGGCGTTTACTGCACTTTCAAATTTATCGCGTCCGCTGGTATCCAACACGTTAAGTAACGTCGTATCCATATTCTCATTAGTCCTTTTATTGTGAATTGAGAAGCGTTGCACAAATATCTAGCACATTATCCATAAAAGATCTTTTTTACGTTTAGTGGTCACAGTGTTCACTGATTAATTTTGTTCTTCACTTTCAATACGATGATGAGTGAACGGTTAGTGAAGAGTGAACAGTTAACTCTTCACTTTTGGCAGGCCAGGGCAAAAAAAGACCGGCAATAGCCGGTCTGAGGTAGGTTATTTTACTGCGGGCTCATCGCACTTCGGCAACCAGTCGCCGTTGCTTTCTTCTTTCAGCGTCAGGTTAGTCTGCATGCCCTGACTGGTTCGTCGTTTGTCATAGTTCAGGCCGTACTCTTTCAGCATGATCGGCAAGCCCTTCCCGAACATCGTCAGGCTCAGGGTGTTCTTGTAGCCGTGTGCCTCCATGTAGACCAGATAGGCGTGATAAAGATACAGGCGAGGCTGACGCGGAATAATGTTGGCATTACCCATATACATGCCGTCCGGTGCCGGGCGTTCCTGTAAATAGCCGCAAAAATCAAACGCCGGGTCAGCATCGCGCTTGATGCTGAGCGCTTCGCCGGAGTTCTGCTGTGACTGGAGCAGCGTGCGGGCAGTCATCGGGTCGCTGAACCGCTGCATAAGCTGGCGCACAATGACGGCCAGCTCGCGGGCGATTTTGTCCTTCAGGTGCGGATCGCGCTCCTCCGGGGCAATCTGTTCCGGGAAATGCAGGATAACCCGGCGACGGGAGACGCCGCCGCTGCGGTCGGTGAAGCGCATCGGGTTATTGTTCACGGCCAGAATCACCGCCGGAATATGCGTTGAATAGGCGTCGCGGTATTTCGGGTCAACTGACACCGCATCGCCGCCGGTGATGGCCTTGAGCCCGGCACCGTCCCCGCTCCATTTCTCCTGGTCAGGCAGGCGAATCAGCGAGAAGCCAATCAGTGCAGCACGCTCACGCGGCGATTCCAGCGTCTCGATGGTTGCGGAGGTGGCATTATCCTCCCCGGCCAGAAGGGTCGCAATTTCAGCCAGAATACTTTTCCCGCTGCCGCCCGGCCCGGTCACCTCAAGGAAGAGCTGCCAGTCGTAACGGTTTGCCAGCACCATAAACAGCGCGGCGAGTATCACATCACGCTTATCAGCCCGGCCACCGGCAGCACGGTCGAGCCACTGCCAGAAATGCGGGGCATGGGTTTCCAGCGTTTCACCCGCCACCGGCGGGGTGAAATCCACCTCGCACAGGGTGCGCAGCCAGTGGGATTTGTTGTGCGGGCTGAACGTGCCGCTCACGGTATCGAGCACGCCATTACGAAAACCAATCAGACGCCGCGCCGGAGCGCCCTGTTGCGGCACAATCAGTTTCAGGGTTTCCACCACCGACGCAATTTTGCCTGATGAGAACGGTGCGCGCAGGCGCTGGAAAAGTGCGGCCACATCGCGGGAGAAGTCAGCCGGGGAAATCACTTTCCAGGCTCCGGCTTCATACCGGGACAGAAGCTGGCCGTTAGCATCCACCGCCAGCGCCTCGCCGTAGTGCTCATGGACGCGCATCGCTTTCTCGCTGGTGCTCATGGCGGTGAATTCCGCCTCGCTCATGGTGTCGAACGGGCTCGCGACCGGTGGCTTAATGGAATCGTAAATCGCTCCAGTCACCGAACACTGGCGGCAGGGCAACCACACCGGCGCAGGCATCTGTGGCCGCTGCGGCTTTTGTCTGACCATCACCGTTCAGGTCGCGGTCAGCGGCAAGGACAATCTGACAGCCCGGATGCCGGTTGCGGGCAAGGCTCGCCAGAGAAAGCAGGTTTACGGACGACAGCGCCACCATCACGGTTTCGCCGGTCAGGTGATGCACGGTCAGCGCCGTGGCGTACCCTTCTGCTATCCACAGGCGTTTCCCCGCCTGTTTCTGCCCTTCGATGGTGTGGCATGCCCCTTTCACCTGGCCGCCTTTCAGGGTGCGCTTGTCCCCGTCAGCGTTAATAAGCTGGAGGTTAACCAGCGCGCCGGTGTCGTCATACAGCGGGACAACCACATCCCCGGCGCGGTACGTCACGCCGCCGGTTTTATGCGTGGTAGTCAGCGTCAGGCATTCCAGAGCGGGAAACCCTTTGCGGGTCAGGTAGGCGTTACCGGAGGCTGAGCAACTTTTCGCCAGCAGACTGGCCGCCAGCGCGGCGGCCAGTCTGCGGCTAGCTTCGGTTTCTGCCGTATCAACAGCAATTACCTCCGGGGTAACCGGCGGCAGTCTGCCGGTCACGGCATTCACCTGGTCGGCGGCTTCGCTGACCGTCACGCCCAGCGCCTTTTCAACCAGGCTCAGACCGTCGCCCGCGCCACACTGGTTGCAGAACCACGTTCCGCGCCCCTCTTTATCGTCAAAACGGAAGCGGTCAGCGCCGCCGCACACCGGGCAGGGCTGATGCCGGTTTTTAATGACCTTCACACCCAGCGCCGGGAGAATACGCGGCCAGTGGCCGCACGCCTGTTTGACGGTTTCCGTTATGTTCATTTTCATTATTTTTCCTCAGTGCACGACCGGCGCGGTGATATGGCGGGCGCATAACTCTTCCATTACGGCCAGGCCGAGAAAAGAGAGCGACGGCGCGGTTTTGAGCGGTGCGGCATTCATTAAATCTTCCAGCAGCGCACAGGCAATCTGGCGGCCTTTTTCCTCGCCGTGCTGGCGCAGATAGAATCCTTCCAGCTCGGCAGCGATAGCGGATTCCAGCGCATCAAGTGTCAGATGCGGGTAACGGTGCTGACGCTGGCACAGGGTCAGCCAGGCACAGGCCACAGCGCGGCGGTAAAGTGCAGCGCGAAGGACGGGCGGTAACGGCTGTTTCATACCTTTTCCTCCCCGTCGAGCCAGCGCCGGTTGCAGCGCTCGATCACGGCATCGAGTTGATCCGTCATCAGGTAAATCAGGGAAATGAGTTGCAGACGCTCAGCCGGATCGCGGCGGAGGGTCACACTGTCCTGTTCCGCTGCCAGCTCGCTGACCAGATGGCCGATATTGCGCAGGTGCTCAAGATACCGGAGATCGTCAAGGGTGAGGATGGACTGGTTCATGCGCGCACCTCCGCAACCGGCAAGCGACCGGCAAACGAGAGGACATAATCGCGAACGAGGGAACTGCGGGCGGTGCGTTCATCAGTGGCAACGGTGCGCAGCATTAAGATGCGTGGTTTACGCCCGGAACGGCGAACGGCTGCGAAGACAAAGATAAATTGCGGGTGAGACAGGGTGAGGGTCGTAGCCATGATGGCAGCCTCCAATAAGTAGCAGTTGTTGCCACCACCGGAGCTGCAAATCTCATTGGTGGTAGCCCGGACGGGGTTTGCAGTACCGGCCTTATTGGAAACCGGCCAGCCCGAAGGCTGCCCCGCCCGGACCACCATTATCTGAACGAAACCATGATGTGCGAAACACCACAGCCCGAAAAATGAGTGTGCCTGAGCCACGACATAAAAAAACACGCCTGGCGCGTGTTGTGTCGCCAATAAGTTACACGGGCTGCAAATCCCGGCTGCCGATTTTGCGACAGCGGGAAAACTATACCTGGAAATGCCGACAGGAAGCAAGCCAGAAAAAGGGGCGTTTTGCTGACCGGGCAACATCATGCATCACAGCCCCGGTTACGCGCCGCAATGCGATCACTCATCCATGCAGCAATTTCACTGTGCGCCCACGCCACGTTTTTTCCACCAAGAGAGATTTGTTTCGGGAAAGCCTCACGGCTGATGAGGTCGTAAATGGTTGAGCGGGACAGACCGCATAAATGCATAACTTCTGGCAGACGTAAAAAGCGCTCCTGAATAATGGCAGAAACCGGCATTAACGGCGCGGCAGGGGCAGAAGACGGGGAAGAAAAAGCGGTGTGCATCGGGCTACCTCATAATGTCCATACAGTGCCGGTTGTGTCTTTCCGGCTTCGGGTAGCTCCTTATTATGTTTATATTTTCCCTCCGGTCATGTGAGATTTTCGCGAAAACAAACATTGACTTTTCCCTGATTAATCAAATGGTCAACGTTGGCAAACTGGTGGTAAACATTGGCCCATTAATGGCAAATGATTAATTACTTTTGTTAGTGCTTTTCCTTTTTTTAATCAGAAAAAACTCTAAAAACCCCGGCGGGTATCTGAATCCTCCGGTGAACAGTAGTGAACAGTCGGTGAACACTTAATTTCTCAACTGTTCACCATTTAACTCACTGTATTACTTATTCTTTTATTTCTCAGTGAACAGTGTGAAGAGTTAACTACAGAAAAACAAACAGAAAGGGGGCTTTCCTGCGACCTCTTTCTGGCGAGCCGGTTTTTTCAGCGGCTTTCTGTGCCATCCCGGTCACAACCGCAACCGGTCGTTTCGTTGTGCAGGGCGCGGCAGAATGCACTTACATTGACAACACAGAGAGCCCCGCCATGAAAACTGAACTTATGACCTCCATCATGAAAACCATTGGCAGCACGCAGACCGGAGCCTCCCGCGCTGTTATCGAGGGTGCTGTTAATACTGTGCATAAAAAAGCCGCAGAGGATAACGCCGCCGCCGTCAACCGTGCCCTGAAGGCCTTTACAGAGGCAAAAGCCGCTCACACCGGCAGCATGCTAAAACTGAACGACATCGGCGCAGCCATCACCCGCAGCGAAAAGGAACGGAAGAACGCACTTGAGGAAAGCGCCGCAGCAGAGAAGAGCTGGCGCGAGCGTTTCCGCAGTCTCGGCGGTGCCATGACGCCGGAGCTCAAAGCCGGACACAGCAGACACATCGCCGGTCGTGAGCTGGCGGAGGAGTTCACCGGCCTGATTGCTGAACTGGAGACGGACAAATCCCGCGCCATGCTGGAAGCCTGCACGACAGGTAAAACGTATGTCACTGAACATGCACGGGCGTTTTCTGTCTGCGCACAGGCAGAGTGGGCAGAGGCCATGCGGGACATCAGCCCGGCACTGGTGCGGGCGTTCTGTCTGCGCCTGCGTGCACTGGAGCTGAACGGTGCGACGCGCCCGGCGGATATTCTGGCTGAGGAGCTGCATATGCATGTTGCGGTGCAGGCACAATTTTATAACTTTGATATGGACAATGAGCCGGTCTTCTCACAGCTCGGCATGCACCGCCCGCCGCTGACCGGCGTGGATATGGCGCTGTATAAAAGTCCGCTGAAGCGTTCGCAACTTGCCACGCAACTGGCCGAAAAGAGAAAGCAGGCGGAGGGCTGAGCCATGTTTCACTGCCCGTTCTGCAGACAGCCTGCGCACACGCGTACCAGCCGCTATCTGACGGAAAACCTCAAACAGCGCTATCACCAGTGCACCAGTATTGAATGCTCGGCCACGTTCCGTACCACGGAGACGCTCGACGGAGTGATACGCAAACCGGCCATGCCGGAAAATCAGGTCCTGCAGGCAGATATTCAACAGCAATAACCTCCCCGAAAATCTCCCGATTTATGTGCGCCGGTACTGGCTACCGGCTGCACTCTCAGCCCCCGGAAAAACCCAAAAAAATCCCGTTATTTTTCCGAAAAATACCCTGCATGCATCAGGTGCATTTAACTGCATTTATTTCTCTGCCAGCCGGAACCCCGCCCGCGCCAGTCCCGGCGCGGCCTGAGTCCGGTCATGCATCTGCATTTAAACCACCCTGTAAAGCGGGCAGGCGAGGCGGGGAAAGCACTGCGCGCCGGAATATTAATTATCTTTTCCGTGATTGCCTTCTTAAAGATTCGACAGCATTAGCTATAGAATTTTCGTTCGCTTCTTTTGTCCCCCATTCATTCCAGAATGCTCTTGTTGCGCTATCTGGCTTAAGTTTAGGTTCGTGTAGTTTTATTCGTGAAGGTAATAAAACTGAATCTCCAAGCACTATAGCTTCACCTGTATCAAGTATTGGAAGGATAGATGTTAATGAACTCAATGAGTCAGGCATTAGACGACTCACCACTTGCTGATCTCTATAATTACTTAATCGGAGTGAAATGATATTATTGCATTGACTTAATATGGTACGACTAACATCAGATGGCCTTTGGCTAACAACCAATAAGGAAACCCCATATTTCCTTCCTTCTTTTGCTATTTTTTCAAATATGGAAAGGGATATTTTTGTTTCGGCATCGCTAGTGTCTGATGTTGGCAGGTATATATGTGCCTCATCACATACGAATGCAATCGGTGTGCGCTCACTTTCTTCTCTCCAAAACTGAACGTTATATAAAAACCTAGTTAACACCCCAATAACTATAGGCAAAATATCTGATGGAACCTCTGAAAAATCGATTATTTTAATGCCGTGCGACTTAGAATCAGATTTTAAAATATTACAAGCATAACTAGACAGCCAATCGTATTGATTATGCTCCTCTTTACTGGAAAAAAGAAAGCAGTTACGTTTATCATCAATTTTTGTTCTTAATCTGCTTATGAATCTTGTTAATTTTCCATTCCAATCACCTTTTATTTCTTTGCTGCCGGCTCCTGCTTTTGTGCCTTCATCATCAGAAATTAGCTTATCAATTAAATCTTCAATAGAGTAAGGTATTGGAGCGTCAACGGTTAAGCAATCATCTAACTGATTTATCCCATTCGAGATTATATAGTTATTTTTTAGTTCCCTCACATGATGGGTAAATCTTGATGATTGGTTTGGGGCATTACTATCGCTCCTGTCAAGCAATAATGATAGCATCTCTTCTTTATTTAATAACCAATGGGGTACATAAATACTATTGGCATCGTCTAAGTTCCCTGGGCTTGCTATTTTGAAGTAGTCAGCAATGCTGGGGTGTTCGGATTTGTTATGTTTATCAGATAAGGTTTTATATTCCCCATGGAGATCATAGAGAATAATGTTGTTGTATTTTAATTTGGCGGCCTGCTCCAACAAGGAAGCTACGGTCCAGCTTTTACCTGAGCCAGTACTCCCTAGAAGCGCCGCATGCCGTTGAAAAAGTTTGTCGCCATTGGCTACCGCTCTGGAATTAGTATTCCCGTAATTCCCAAGTGATAGTTTTATTTCATCGGGTGTATCATTGTCTACGGCTGACATTAATTTTTCTAGGCTTTCTTTTTTTATTAAAAATGCATTCTTTTCAACTTTTGGAAAATATTGAGCGCCTCTTTTGAATACTTTTCTTTTAGCTCCATGAACTTCCCAAAAAGTACCAATTAGGGCAACTTGCAGAATGTCATGGTCAATGGAGTAAGACTGTAAGTCATCATCGTCTTCCTCAGTTTCTTCATTTTCAATTGGATGGGGGGCACCTATTGAGCGTTTTACCTTTTCTATAATGCCAACAAGATATTCGCTGGGTGTGTTTCCTTCAATAGCAACCAAATCAAATACTGTAAGCTCTTGTATAATTTCTGAGGAATCTGAAATGATAATTGCGCGATCTGTGTCAACGTTAGCAATTCGTCCTATCAGACAACTTTCATCAGTATCAATAACTAAGTCAACCATTATATAAGCACCTCGTTAACAAATTCATTTAATGACCAGATTTTCTTATCAAATTTGTACATCTCACCGCGTATACAAACAATAGAATGATTATCGGCAGCAATAATATATGTTATGCATGGATTGTTTTCGCATATTTTTTTTGCGTTAGGTGTTAGTGTATGTGTTATTAGTAAAGTGGGTATTTGTTCCTGGATTCTTGCTTTTAAGTGAACTTCTAATTGCTCATCATTAAATCCGTAACCAATTATTAATAGAGATTTGGCTTTTTTAATATAATGATTTGCCTTCTCTCTATGCCAGTCAAAGGGCTCCTGATAGCCTGCACGAAATTTACTTGTGCCAGGAGTTATTATCATTCGGTTATACTTGTTTTCAAAATTAGTCCGAATTATTGTATTTCCTGATTTAAACCAATCTAAGCTACCATGAGGTTTGAAAATTTTTACGTGTTTTTTGGTTTTTACTATTACTTCCTGACTGCCTCTTTTGGTTCTACGCTTTTCAATAATTCTGAATCTATGCAAATCCAGTTCGGGGGCATTCGTGCAATGATAATTGTTAATAAATCCTGTGGCGATTTCAAGTTTGGCAAACTCGCAAGCCAATTCTATTAGTCGGTCATAGTTTGGAGTAATAATTACCAATTCATCCTGATTGAAAGTTAAATGATTTAACAATGAAGTAAGTGCTAAAGTTTTTTCGCCGTTAATAACAGAGGATATGACGCTACTTTCATCTTTTAAAATAAGTTCTGCTGTTTTATTTACTATCAATGGAACAAGTTTGCTTTCATCTTTAAGCGATGCCATGGCATCTTCTAACCCAGAACCATTTTTTAGTTTTGTACTTATAATCTTCCATTCCTCAAGAAGTTCTCCATCAATTAATTTTGGAATGGTAAGATCAAGATGTTGACCTAGATCCCACATGCCAGATATTCCTTCGCCTAAAGAAAGCCCTGAACCTATGAGCACAGTTGGGCTGCTAGAGAAAAATTGCTGTAAATGAATTTTTATAGCATCAATATCCATTGATGATTCCTATTTTGGCATAATCTAATTTTTATATATAAAAGTACCCCACCAGCTCATCATCTCTTTTCGTTTTTCAAGGTAAGTAGAACGATTATATGCTCTTCTAACCTCATTTTTATCAGTATGTGCAAGAGCTGACTCGATAACATCAGAATTGAAATCAGCCTCGTTCAAAGCTGTACTTGCTATTGAGCGAAGGCCATGTGCAACCAACTTACCACCATAGCCGATCCTCTTTAAAGCGGCATTTGCAGTCTGACTATTCATTGGTTGTTTAGGATCAATTCTGCTTGGGAAAACGTATTCCCGATGGGCACTTATAGGTTTCATTACATTAAGAATGTCTATTGCTTGCGGTGATAATGGAACAATGTGCTCACGTTTCGCTTTCATTCTCTCGGCTGGAATTGTCCAAAACTTAGTATCGAGATCAATCTCAGCCCATCGAGTACCTGATGCTTCAGAAGGACGAACAAGTGTCAGGAGCTGCCACTCAATCAAGCAACGAGTCGGAATAGATAGATTCGACATAACCAAAGACCGCATGAGCTTCGGCAATTCTTCCGGTCGCAACGTTGGCATGTTCTGCTTTTTCGGTTTTTCAAAGGCCATACCAACACCTGATGCCGGATTAGCATCTATCAAGCCGGTATTAACTGCATAAATCATTATCTCATTAACGCGCTGTACCAAGCGGCGTACCGTCTCTAACGCGCCACGTGCTTTGATTGGCTCCAGGGCTTCAACAATTGTTCTGGCTTTAATTTCCTGAACAGGTATAGCCCCGATAGCAGGGAAAACGTCTTTGTCCAAAGAGCGCCAAATGTCTTTCGCATAGTCTTCTGTGACGCTCTTGCTTTTAATCTGGAACCAGTTAGCGGCCACGGTTGAGAAAATGCTGTCCAACTCAATCTGGCGTTGTTCTGAAGCTTGCTCCAGTTGCTGTTGAGGATCTGTACCTTGCGCGAGCGTAGTTAAATGCTGGTCGCGTATTTGACGAGCTGCTGCAAGCGTAAGGGCAGGGTATGAACCGAGGCTTAGATTAGTTCGGCTGCCGCTTCCCGGTCGTTGATAACGGAAGCGCCACAGTTTTTTCCCAGAAGTTTTGACGAGTAAGAACAGGCCATCACCATCATGAAGGGTGAAGTCTTTTTCGCGGGGTTTCGCTTTGAGGATTTCGTTGTTAGTAAGTGGGCGTGTAATGCGCGCCATGTCTGGATCCCTTCCATAATTGGTACACGTTTTTGGCCCACAGTATACCGTGTACCTAAACGTGTACCAATTTTCTCCGGATTCAGACGGATTGTCTCGGACGATTACAGACACAAAAAAGCCCGCAGAGCTTGTGCTGTGCGGGCTTTCAGGATTTCACCGGACGTATCCGGATCATGAAGTGGTGGAGCTGGCGGGAGTTGAACTCGCGTCCGAAAGATGTTTAACTCATTGAAAATAAACAATTCTTTCACTGTGATATACCTCAGGTGCATTTTACGTGCATATTGAGGTCTGTCTAACGTCCTGATTCTGTCCAACATTTTGAAATATTCCCCCCGCTACAGCGCGGCTGAAATTGAGGTTTTACCGTCATATTCAGCCAGGTATTTACCGTAGTTGCGGAATATCATTTCCGGCCCTTTGTGACCCATCTGTCCGGCAAGCCAGAAGAGGTTAACGCCCTGGCTAATATGCTTGGTGGCGAATGTGTGCCGAGTCTGGTACGGGTTACGGTAGCGCACGCCTGCTTTTTGCAGGGTCGGCACCCATGCTTTTTTACGGATCGCGTCGGCGTTCGCCCAGGGCTCTCCCGTTTTCGGATCGCTGAATATGAACTCACTTTTCATAAAGGTGTATTGCTTCTGCGCCTGCAGGGCCGCCAGCGCCTCACTGTTCAGCTCCACCTTACGGGTACCGGCTTTTGTCTTGGTGCCTTTTAGTACCCCTACGACACTGGCCGCCTGAACGTGGGCTGTGTTCGCGATGGTGTCGAGATCAGGCCAGCGCAGCGCGCACAGTTCGGAGCTCCGCAGACCGGTATTGAAAGCAAAGCGGAACAGGTTTTCCCACTCCGGGTACCTGCAGCTCTGGTAAATGGCGAGCGTTTCCGCTGGCGTGAACGGGTCAACCTCGTAATCGTCTGCGCGCGGGCTGCTGTCGATCACGTGGTACCGGCTGGCGCTGACGAGGGTTACCGGGTTAATGGTCAGCAGGCCATCCGTAACTGCTTCATCGATGGCGCTGCGCAGAAACGAAAGGTTATTCCTGGTCGTTTTCAGCTTTGTTTTCCGGCTGGCTATCCAGTTTTTAAGGACCGCTGGCGTCAGTTCCGACACGTGGAGTTTATGCAGAGCTGACAGCGCCGACAGGCATTTTTCATAACCGTTGATAGTCGACGGGGACAGGTTGCGGTTCTGGCAGATTTTCAGGTACTCGTCCAGGTAAGACTTTATGTTTTTGGTTTTCTTCACCACCCCGAACAGCTCCAGCTTTTTGGAGGTGGGGAAATATTTCGCATATTCAAAGGTGCCACTGACGATCTGGTTTTGTATCTCCCCGAGCAGGCGCTCGGCGTACTTCACACCGCGCGCGTTTGCTTCCATTTTGGAGAGGGGCTCCCGGCACAGAACCCCTTTGTATGTGAAAGTGATAACCAGAGTGTCGCCAGTTTTATGCTGGCGGATGGTTACTCCTCTTGGGAGAGATAATGATCCTTGTTCTTTCTTGCCCACTTTGAAACCTCCGTTAAGTCAATCCAGCGTTCTTTAACGCCATCGACTTTTAATACATGTACTCCCTCCTTCCATAACCCCCTTTGTATCCGTTTGTTAACGGCTTCTACCGTTTCCCCCGCGTCCCTGCAGTACGTAGAAAGGGGTACACAGTCAAGACTCATGGCTGACCTCCCGCCCGAAAGCCTGGGCATTTTCCAGTTCATTAGCTGCATAAATCAGGGCATTGTGATGAGCACGAAAACCACCATCGAGTTCGCGAGCAGCTCTGTCGCGCAAGATGTCGATTGCTGCCTGATAGTCGTTCTGGCAATCGGCGGACTTTTCCGCCGAACTGGCTGGCAGTTCCCCCAGCACCATCAACATGTTTTCCGGGTCGATGGGAATGGTGGCGAGCCCCAACTCTTTGGCCTCCGCTGCTAAACGGGTCCAGCGTTCAATAATTTCAGTGGTACCTCTTTTCATGGCATACCTCAGAAACCTATCAAAAATTTATACTCAATCAGCGCGCCGAAACCGACGGCCACCAGCAACAGACCAAACACCATAGAGAGGAGGAAATACTTCATCGTGACGCCTCCCGAAAAACAGCTCTGTATGCACGCAGCATGTCCCGAGACTTGCCGGATAAAACAGTTCTCATGAAGAACATCCCGCTACGGGTTGCCACGATGCCGGGTGTGTGCAGCAACGTGACATCTACCACTCTGTTATGTTTACGGAACTCAAAAAGAGTGCTTGTGATAACGATGTTCGCTACAGCGCCATAGTCCTGATATTGAATTTTCATTTTCTGTCCTTCAGTTTGCTGTATCGTTCATGGCTCATCACTTCCCAGTTCTGGCCGCCGTCTCGGGATAGCAGCCGCCAGCGACGATTAACCCTCAGGCTCAGATTTCCGGAGCCGTGCATACGGCAGGGATGAATTCGCCTGGCCCTGAACTGGCGGAGTACATGGACCGCCTGCAGGTGCACCCACTCAGGAATTCGTATCGCTGTCAGGGCCATTGTCTTTCTCTCCTGCAGGTGGGGTGATCGTGTAACCGGCGCGTTCAGCCATCCATAAAAAAGTCTCCAGCGATGCTGTAACCTCTCCGTTCTGAACCGGGCGCGCGTGGATAACTTTCCCGTTCTCGATCGTCAGCACGATATTTACTGGTTCGTGCGTGATAATTGGTGTCTGTTCACTCATGGCTTGTCTCCGCAGTGACTGATTTTTGTTTCTTGGCAAACTCGACCAGCTCAGCAATGAGATCGTCGATTAATGCCTTTCCGCTTTCTGTCAGGAACTCACCGCTGCCATTCACATCTACGGCGTTGCTGTAAATTCCTCTGATGGCTTTTACACCGTCGATATTCCCGTATTCACTGAGAGCCAGCTTTTCGAATCGTCTCAACAAACCATCAAGCAGTATTTCTGTTAATTCGACTGTGTTTATTCCACCTTTAGGCATATTAATAATGATGCAGGAGCTTCCGGTTTTACGCTGGTGGCGTAATAACGCAGCTTTTAAAATTCTTCGGCGATACGTATTGGTTAAATTATCCATTTAATACACCTTTCTTTGTGCATCTTCATTTTCTAAAACGATCCTTTCCTCTGCCTCGGTCCAGCTATATACCGACCCGGCAAGGTCATAAGCCAGACCTAAAAGGCCATCAAGTTGATGGCAGTCAAAATCCTTATGGTGAGCGTGAATTGTTTGCATAAGGAAGTTAAGTTGTTCAGCTTTAATATTCACACCTTGCACGTCTTGGCGATCTTGTGTTGACATGATTTATCTCCCGTATGCTTTCCTGAGATATAAATTCGCAATATCCCAGTAACCGGTTGAACAAAATAACTTAGCAGTATTAAAGGCGTTGATGTTTATCATGGTTTTTCCTAAAAAAGTGTATGGAATCCCCTCAGCAATAAAGCTGTTATTTATTTAGGAATCTAAAAAACTAAGCGTTGGATCTAATAGCTTGCTCTTCAATTAACCATGCACAAACATCACTGGTTAACTTACTTAATAATGCTGCAATGGCCTCGATTTCAGAACAGTCCATTTTGTTGGGGTATAACTCAATCATTTTGCAGATTATTTCTGCCTGATATGCTTTCTCTTTCGCTTGTTCTAATGAAAATTCATGCGCCATGATTGCCATCCTTTAATCCAGAAAGATATGAGGCAGCTTGAGAAATTTTATTCGTTGCCATTCCAATTTCTGCAAGGTCAGCGATGATACAAGAAAGGTTTAATATCTTTTCTTTGCTGATTTCTTTATCTTCAGCAATGGAAAAAATATTTAAGCTGATATGGTTAATGGCTTCAAAGATAGAAACAGTTTTAGTATCGCAATCTGATGCAATATCACCATAATCAATACTTGAACTATCTTTGCTGTAGCGAAAATCTGGAATATCAACAAGCTGATATAATTTTTTGATTGTCGTATTGGTCGTCATCTCACTGGCTCCGTTGTTTGCCGATGAGATGAGAATAGGGGAGGATTAATCCCGCGTCAATACTATAGTATTAATCTTATTTTCTTTTTCATGTAACCTAATGAAAATAATGGATTTTATTTTTTTTCGCAAAAAAAACCGGGTTTCCCCGGCTTAGTTCCAAACTGTTGAAGTCCAAAACACTCTACCAACGACCTCTACGCTGGACATCTTCACTACCTCATCAGGGTACTCTTCTGCGTTATAGCTACGGATAGTCAACTCATCCGGGCCTGTCCGGTATAGGAGTTTGATCCGCTTCCACCCTTCCTGATTGATCGCGTAAATCTTTCCATCAACGATTTTTTTGTCTTCGATGTTAACAGCCACTGTTGTACCGTCTGGTATGAGTGGTTCCATACTGTTCCCGGCAGCCGGGAAACAGATAATGCCTGAACCATCTGTGCTTGCTCCAACTCTTCTCAGGGTAGACTTCGAAAACCTCAGTTTATAACCGTTGTAATCTTCTTCCATAACTCTGCCGCTACCGCATGCAAACTCAATATCTTTAAGGAATGGGACTTCCACTTCATCAGATTCTAAAGGCGTGTTGCTATCCCAGGTCTCGACTTTGCTCCACTTTTCTTCTGGAGGGAAATCATCTGATTTACGGATCGCACCAACGCCTTCGCTTAACCATTCAGGGCGAACACCAAGGACATTAGCTATCTGAACAAGCTTAGTTGTCGACTTTGCCTTACCAGATACAAGTTTCTGAATTGCCCCCTGTGACACTCCGACTGCTTCAGCTAACTGGCTTTGGGTCAGCCCAGCCTTCTGCATGCTGTCTCTTAGCCGGTCCGAAAAAGTCGTTCCACTCATGTTTTTGCCTCTGGTTAATACGATCGGATTAATTTAGTACAAAAGCTTTTTCCATTCAACACTAGAGTATTCTTGCTAAATTAATACTATGGTAATATCATCCAAATCCTAAAGTATTTTTAAGGGCGCTAATATGTCAGAAAACGCTATTCAGAAAGCAGTGAGATTGGCAGGGGGCCAATCTGCGTTGGCTAGAGCCATCGGTGTCACTCAGGGGGCTGTTTGGAAGTGGCTGAACAACCATCAGAAGATTTCCCCTCAAAATGCAGTCGCTATCTCAATGGCTACAAACGGGGAGGTTAAGCCATACGAATTACGGCCTGATATCCCAACGGTATTCCCACGACCTTCCGGGGATATCTGATATGTCACAGGCATTTCAGCAGTTAGAGATGCCAGCTGTGTTTTGCCTTGCGGACAGTCAGTGGATAGGTGAGCAACTGCAGTCACTCAGTATGGCCGCCAAACAAAAAGCCATGCAGCGTTATGCAGCAGTGTATCAGGAGACGTTCGAGGCCGAACCCGTTTCGTACCGCAAGGAGAACCGGGCAAGGCATGAAGCAAACACAAGGCTTCGCCTGTTTGTGAGAAATCAGGGCAGAGCTTTACAGGGGTATACCGCCGAACCTCCCCTGGCTGGAACGCAATCGCGATCCTGATTGTTTCGGGTTTAAAGGTACCCGAACAGAAGCAGGCTTAAAGGTGCCTGTTCAGGTTGGCAACCAACTGACCCAACTCCTCATATGTACTAGGGAAGTAGTACGTTTTTATGGGGAAGAGGGAAAGGGGGGTAAGGGGGGATTGGGTGTAGGGGCAGGAATAGGGTCTTTTCCAACAGGAGAGATCCATTGGTTAGGTAGATCACTGTCTTAAGGGCGCAATTTAAAAAAACGCCTGTATCAGCAAGGTAGTACAAAGCAGGGTTCTTCCTGGAAGAGTGATTTTTCAGAGGAGCTGAATCAGAAGGGAGGCTGGCAGCCTTTGGGGAGGCCACCAGCCATGTGAGGGGGAATCCATGAAAACCACATCACAAAATTATTATCTCATCAGCACGGGAGTTGCACAATGGAGCTGACGATCACGCCGAATTTTGCACAGGAACGAGCGCTAAACATGTTGCGCCGTGACTGGAAGGCAAACGACACCTTCATGGTGTACTCGCCAACCGGTAGCGGTAAAACTGGTTTGGCCGCCTTCATCGTCGCCGGATTTGTCAGCCGTGGTATGCGTGTCCTGTTCTGTGCACCGTACACCATCCTGATCGGTCAGACGGCTAATCGCTTCGTGGAGTATGGGTTACCGGGTGATGAAATCGGTTATATCTGGGCGGATCACCCAAACTACGATCCGGACCGGAAAATTCAGATTGCCAGCGCCGACACGCTTATTCGTCGTGTTTTTCCTGAAAATATCGATCTGCTGATTATCGACGAAGCACACCTGCGTAAAAAACGCATCCTGAAGGACATCGAACGTCTGCGCGGCAAAGGCGTAAAGGTTATTGGCCTGTCGGGTACTCCGTTTTCCCCGTTCCTGGGCAAATACTATGACCGACTGATTAAGCCGACCACCATCGGCGAGTTAATCCAGCGTGGCGATCTGAGTAAATACGAATTTTACGCGCCAACTAAGCCGGATCTGAAAGGCGTAAAAACCAAAGCATCGCTTGAGTACGGCAGCGATTACAACGAAACGCAGCTGGCTGAAATCATGTGCGGGTCTACGCTGGTGGGCGACATCGTACAGAACTGGCTGGAGAATGGCCGGGATCTGCCTACTATCGCTTTCTGCGTCAACGTAGCCCACGCCAATTACCTGACAATCCAGTTTAACCTGGCGGGTGTTAACGCTGAGGTCATGACTGCCGACACTCCAGTGGATGAGCGCCAGACCATCATTCACCGCTTCGAAACTGGTGCAACGAAAATCATCGTTAGTGTGGGCGTTCTGGTGGCCGGCTTCGATAGTGACGTTCGTTGCATCATCTACGCCAGGCCAACAAAAAGCGAAATTCGCTGGCTGCAGGCGCTCGGGCGTGGCCTGCGCACCGCTCCGGGTAAAGAGTCCTGCCTCATCTTCGATCACAGCGGCACCGTGCACCGTTTGGGTTATCCGGATTCAATCGAGTACGACGATCTTCCCGGTAAGTCTGACGGCATGGAGGAAAGCGCGCGCCGCGCAGCTGAGGAACGGGCCGAAAAGCTGCCGCACGAATGCTCACAATGCCACTACATGAAACCCGCAGGTGTGTACGTCTGCCCGAAATGTGGGCATAAGCCGCTGGGCGGTGAGGACGTCGATACCGACACCGGCCGCAAACTCAAAAAGCTGGGTAAAAACCAGCATCAGCCCACGAAGGCAGAGAAACAGGCCTGGTGGAGTCAGATCAAATTCTATCAGCGCCAGCGCGTATCGCAGGGGAAAAAGCCCGTTAGTGATGGCTGGTGCGCAAATACCTTTCGCGAACGGTTTGACGAGTGGCCTAACGGGTTGAGCGATTTCCCGATGGAGATCACGCCGACCGTCTCTAATTTCATCCGGCACAAATTGATTGCGTATGCGAAAGGGCAGGAGAAGGCCAAGCGCCTGCAAGAGGCATCAGGCACGCCAGCCCCATCCTCAGTACAACAAGCACAGAAAGCGATCAGAGATATCAAACAGCAGTTAGGAAAACGAGCATGAAAACGGCAGAAGCGGCAAAAGGTCAATGGGCAATGATTTTTGAGCACTTCGGGTTACCACCCATTAATGCCAGAAATCATTTTAAAGGCGAATGTCCGGTATGTGGTGCGCGGGGAAAGCTGCGTATTGATGATCGGGATGGCCGGGGAACATGGATCTGTACCTGCGGCAGCGGTGACGGAATGAAGCTTGTCACTCTGACACAAGGGAAGCCATTCAATGAAATTTGCAGGGAAATAGACCAGCTGATTGGGAATAACTTTACCCGCGAAGCGTTCCCGCGCACTTCTGATGCAGTAAGCGCCCGTGATCGGGTTCTGTTCAAATTTTCGAAACTGGTCAACCTGAAAGGAACTACCGGGGCGGATTATCTGCAGGCCAGGGGAATTTATCAGCTCCCACAAGAGGCGGTGAAATTCAATGATAAACAACGCTACGGCGGTAAGGTTTACCAGTGTCTGTATTCACTCGCAACGGACGACAAAGGCGAGCTTTGCTATCTGCACAGAACCTTGCTGGACGGTAATCGGAAAGCCCAACTAAGGGATTCTGCCGGAGCGAAGCGCCAGAAATCTCTTCAGGACGAAAGCTATCTGGATCATGCCCGTTCTGTCGCTATTCGCATGTTCCCGGTAGCGACGACCCTCGGAATTGCAGAGGGTATCGAAACGGCTCTTTCCTGCAAGCAGCTGTACAACGTTAACACCTGGGCCACCATGACCAGCGGATTCATGAAGAAATTCCGTGTTCCTGCAGGTGTGAAAAATTTGATTATTTTCGCAGATCGAGACGTAAACAGCGCCACCGGATTGGCTGCGGCCACGGAATGCGCCCATGCCAACTTACTGGCAAAAAATGACCTGGAAAAAATCAGCATCTACTACCCGGATAACGGGGATTTTAACGACATGCTCATGAACGGCGATCAGGTTCGTGAGGTGGTTTTCTTCAAGAAAAAGGCGGCTGCGTAATGCGTACTGATAACAACGAACATAAAGCACTATTCACCATCCCGACGGCAGTGCACAGCTCCGCCCTCGCAAACATTAAGCCTCTGCCCGAGCAACGGAAAATCACCGGGCATAAGCAGACTGACGCTTATCTTTGGGTGCTGGAGGTGATCCGTCTGAACGAACCCGCACATCTGGACGCAGCCGAAGCCGCGCTGGAGAAAATTGAAATCTCCCCAAAGGAGGCCGAGGAACGTTACGCGCGTTATTTGCTGGCGAATGGTGGCGATCCTTTCCAGGTTGCTTTCGGTACCATCGGCATGGATAACCCGGCCCAGGCAATCAAGAACGCCCGGGAGGACATCAAAAAAGCAGCATCAGTCAGGGCCACGTTCGGCAGCTATGAGGCAGCTCTCGAAGATGTGGAGGCCGAGCGAGTAATCAAGTCTTCCTCGAAATTTATCGACGATCACCTTTGGGGATGGACTCCGGCCGAGAAGAAAGCTGGCAACATTAACGGCAGCCGTATGAACGAAATTGATGAACAGCGCCGGGCATTTGTTGAAGGCTATCGTGATGTGTTACCTGAGCCTTATACGCTTTCTGACGTTGTTCGTGAGTTTGTTTACTGGGACTGGCTCTACAGCGTTCGCCATACGGCAAGCCAGGAGCTGGGCTATGAATTTGGTTACTCCGAGCATCACGAATCGGTATACGACCGCGAGCGCTACCTTGAAAAACTGCTGGCAACCATCAAACCCGTGACGCGAACTGAAGCCGTGGAGGTGTGCCGCTGGTTTCTGGCAAGCGGAAAGGACGAATTTATGGAAGACAACGGCGCGGCGGTAATTCTTAACCTGGTTGGGGAGTGTGAAGAATGAAACTGGAGGCATCACTAAAACACTTTAGCCCTCAGGGTATGCACATCAGCGACGATGTGAAAGGAACCTCTCCGGATCGTATCACCGGCACGGATGTTATGGCGGCCATTGGTACCACCAGCAGCCGCGCGCGGTTTGGTCTGGCAGCCTTCTTTGGGAAGACCGGGATCAGCAGAAGTGATGAGCAACTGGCTGTACAGGCTCTGGCGCGTCACGCAATGGAATCAGCGCCACGGAATGTACGTAAAGCAGCAGCCGGAGAGTTTGGCTGGTGCATGCTGGTGCTCGCACAATTCGCCTTTGCAGAATACTCCCGTTCAGCGGAAACCAGCGTGACGTGTCACAGCTGCAGCGGCAGTGGATTAACCTCACAGTATGAGGATGTGATCAAACATCCTGGAGTCTTCAACTCTGACGGTATGGAGATCGTGCCTCCGAAAATCAAGCACGAACTGGTCAGGCGTACATGCGCGGCATGTAACGGTAAAGGTGAGCTACTGGCTCGATGCCGTTGCGGTGGCAAAGGTGAGGTGCTCGACCGCAAAGCCACAAGCGAGCGCGGCGCGCCGGTGTTTAAAACCTGCGAGCGCTGCAGCGGAAACGGATTTTCTGGGGTGCCGTCTACTGCAGCCTATAAAGCGATACTGAAGCGAGTCCCGGATCTGCACGTCAGAACATGGACCCGTAACTGGAAACCGTTTCTGGAGGTGCTTGTCGATGTCTGCCACAGGGAAGAACAAAAAGCAGACTCGGCGTTTCAGGACGCAACGAGCTTTAGTGATGATGTGAACAAAATTTAGCATATTAGCGACTTTAAGCTTGATTTTGTCCGAACTTGTCATGTATGCTTCAAATCGTAGGTTATTGCGCCTACACGAAATCAAACCCGCCTCCGAGCGGGTTTTTTTATGGCCGTAACAGGAAAGAGCATTGGGCTTATGGGCGTTCTGCGTCGAGGGCCACCCTTCGGGGGAAAGAGTGACGATAACCCGTCACAGTAGGCTCAGTGCTCTCTCCGTTACGGTTAATTGCAGTCCTCAGAGACAAGCCGAAGATAAGCATCGGCAACCGTAACCAATTACTCCCGAACCAGGTCAACACGAATGAATACATTCATCATTTGTGCATCCGGCCCGTCTCTCAATAAATCAGATTGCGAACTGATCTCCGGATCGGGGCTGCCGGTTATTGCTGTTAACTCCACCTGGCAAGCCGTGCCTGATTGTGAATACATTTACGCGGGTGATCTGCGCTGGTGGGATGCAAACATCGATGTTCTACCGTCCTCAGCCTCTCGCTGGACCTGTAATTACCGGGCTCATAAACGCTATGGGCTAAATCTGTTTGATACAGATACCCGGTGGGCCTTCAACTCCGGGCAGCGCTCGATTCTCTTTGCTGCCAGCCTGGGGGCGAAAAACATCATCCTGTTAGGGTTTGACTGCTCCATTAATTGCGGCAGTCACTGGCATGGTGATCACGTCGGGCTGGATAACCCTACAGCAGAGAGTGTAACGCGATGGCGCGGTGAGTTTGCCAATACTGCCAGAGCGCTGGCCGGTAAGGTAAATATCATCAACAGCAGCCGCCAGACAGCGCTTAAGTGCTTCCAGCGTCTCGACCTCAATGAGGCTTTATCAAACGCTCTGCCGTAAGTTTTCCGCAAAATAACTTCCTTTTTCAACACACAGCGCCATCCGTCATTAACGGAGGTGAGGTCATGACAAAAATGAGCACGATTTACAGCAGGCTTTCATACGGCACTGGAACCGCGTTGACGGGCTGCGGTGTCTCCGCAAAGGCATATGCCGACACAGCAAAAACAGAGGTTTGGATCTTGGCTGACAAGATAGCAGGGCTAACCCTGAGCGACTGGGCAATCATGGTCGGTATTGCGTGCACCATTATCACCTGCGGCGTGAACTGGTATTACCGCCGGAAGGAAAGGGAGGATCGCCTAAATGGCTATGCCACCAAAGCTGAGGAATAGCGTTATTGCGGCGGTGCCAACTGGCGCTATTGCTATTGCTGCGGCGCTGATCACCGGCCCGACTGGTAATGATGGGCTCGAGGGTGTGAGGTATCAGCCTTATCAGGATGTGGTCGGGATCTGGACAGTCTGCTACGGCCACACTGGCAATGACGTCAAAATCGGGAAGACGTACACCGAGACAGAGTGTGGCATTCTGCTCACAAAAGACCTGAATACCATCGCGCGTCAGATTGACCCCTATATCAAGGTTCCAATCCCGGCAACAATGCGCGGTGCACTTTACTCTTTCGCGTACAACGTTGGGGCTGGAAATTTCAAAACCTCCACGCTGCTTTACAGAATTAACCAGGGCGACACAAAAGGGGCTTGCGAACAATTACGGCGATGGACATATGCCGGTGGCAAGCAGTGGAAGGGGCTGATCAGCCGCCGGGAGATTGAGCGCGAAGTATGCCTGTGGGGCGAGAAGCCGCAAAAGTTGGGCGACGGATTCGGGCCACTTAATCCGGGAACGCCACCAACAGCGCCGGGGGTATTCTGATGAGCCCGAGCAGCATTTGCTTTGTTGTCGCCGGAATACTGGCATGTCTCGGTATGTCTGGCTGGGGATGGTTTCTCTTTGTGGGGGTAATTTTATTGTGAATCGCTCCATTCTAATCGGGGCCATCATCGCAATAGTGGTTGTCTCCGTTCTGTGTGTCCTGCTGGCCAACAGCCGTTCTGATGTTGCAACGCTGCAGAGCGATAACACCGTTCTGCGCAATGACAACTCGCTGCAGGGCAAGGTGATCGCTACACAGGCGCTCAACTTCAACCGGTTTAACCAGATTGCCGAATATACCAGCCGGAATAATTCTCTGATTGACGCTGATACCGATAAAACGGTTATCGAATACCGGGAGATTCTCCATCGTGAAAAAACCTGTGATCTGCCTGTTCCTGCTGATGTCGCTGGTGGGCTGCTCGAATACGCGCACCGTTTACGTGCCAGCGCAATGCACACCGATTCCGGGAGCGCTGACGCAGCCGGTAATAGTGCCGCTTCCACCAGCTCGCTGACGTATTGCCGGGCTGTTCTTTGGATCAAGCCGCTGCTGGCCGCTGTCGAAAAAGCGAATAACCAGCTGTCTGGGATACGTCAGATCGAACAGGAACGGAAATGATGCTTATCCCCTTACGCGGATAAATTTTAAATATCCTCTCTCGGGGATAAAACGCGCCTCGCATCTGCGGGGCTTTTTTCTGCGCCTCGTACGCGCATTTCAGAGAGTCTTTCAGTAGTGAGCCTGAGGAGCATCGTTAAAGGTGGCGACCTCTCTCGGGCGGTGCTTCTGTACGACAGGCTCACACCTTAAAGGAAACGCAATGAAGAAATTTTTCACTGATGCAGCAACAAAAATAACTTTTTACGCGCTGCTCGCCGCTTTGCTTTTTGCTGTTACTACAGGTGCCGGTTCTTTATTGAGAGTGGTTGCCGCTGCCTACTGGGTGATCGTATTGCTTGGCGTGGTAGTTGGTTTGTTAGCTCTCATTATTGCGTTTGGTGTTGAGTATTCAAAGGATGATAAGTCCCGGCGGGAGGGTATTGAATACCTTGAACGCTTTGCTAAGCGCAAGAACGCAATAGCGAGACTATGGGGATGGTTCTGCCTGGTGCTGGGTGCTTCCATGCTTGCATACGGTGGGTGGGTATTTACAGCGGTAGCCTACGTAATAGCGTCATTGTTTGTGCGCCTGTGCTGTTCGCTTGCTCGCGATAAGGTCGAGAAACTAACCGAAAAAGAGGTGGCTTGATGGCTAGCTTAAATGTCGAAGTAATCCCGCCGAGTAATGAGCAAATAAATCAGGTGATTGAAGAAATAAGTCGGAAATACGCCCGTAAGCCACTTACTCCGCAGATCGAAGGCGAGCTCCAGCGTGAAGCCGCTCGACTGGTGCGCCGGTTTACAAAAACGAAAGTAACGCTGGTCCGATAAATTCATTACAAAAGCCATTCACTGAGTGGCTTTGATAATGTTTTTTAGTGAGGATTGTTCAGTATGGCTTCGATAAAAGAATCCACTGATGCCAATGGACAATCAAAATATTACGTCCACTGGAAGGATGAAAAATCCGGTCATGGGCGCCGCCGCATCTATAAGAATATTGATGATGCCGCACATCTTTTCTGGCAAAAACAGAATATCGAGCTGGATTGTCGAACCGCCAGCTGGACCGGAATAGACCATTCCTGGACTTTCCGAAAGTTAATTCTGTTTTATCTGGGGCATCAGGCCGGCAAGCTGGAAAAAAATATCATACGGCTGTCGTCATATACGAAATGCCGTCACGATCTTCTCGCTGTAGACGGGCCGATACTGGAAAAAAATATTCTCCATATCAGCCATCGCGATATCGTTGATTCGGTTCGCACCGGCTGCCATCGCTGGATTCGTTCGGCTTTCTTCCTGCTGGTGGAAAAGCGGCTCATCACTTTTAACCCTGTTGACCGTCCCGCGCGCCGGAAGCGTCGACCCATCACCATACCGCCATCATCATCGGTCAGGGAGCTACTGAATAATGCGCCAGTTCGTGAGCGTATCGCGTGCTGGCTCGGGATTTGTGGCCTGCGAATCGGTGAGGCTCTGGCGGTTACGTATAACGACGTGTCAGCCGACTGGATCGACATCCGGGGGCATGTTGTTGACGGCGTTATACATGAAGGGCTGAAAAGAGGAGTGGAGCGCCGGGTACGGATGCCGCGTGAGCTTTTCGCGTTGCTGGATAAAAGTAAACTCGGTACCTCTGAGCCTCTTATCTGCAACCAGTTTACCGGCGCATGCCTCGCTACCAGCTACGGCACTCAGGGCGTTCTCGTCAGAACCCTGAACGACTATGGCATTAAGCGATTCCATCATCTTCGCCACTTTGCTGTATCTCGCCTGGCAAACAAAGGCGTAGATATCCTGAAGGTTTCCCGACTTATTGGGCATTCGAACATCAAAACCACAATGGACGTTTACGGTCACCTGTTCGGTGAGGTGGTGGAGATGGATTTGGACTGAGTTATCCACATAGTGGAAATATTAGGGCGATCTACTATCTCCCCATTCTGCGCGGCCTCCGGGCATCAAATCGCAGTTTTCCCGAAAAAAAGGATATGCCGCATTTTTACCCCCTCTGATATGCCGCACTTGGCACCAGAGAGGACGCGGCCTGCACGCCAGAATTTACCGCGTGATACGCCGCACCCGGATCGGAGAAATTGGATTTTGAACAAAAAATAATCACATTGACTTAGGCGGAAGTATGGCTCCTAAAAAAAGCTTCAGAAAAGCCTACGTCGGTATCGTTATGGACATGGCATTAGCCCGTAGCAAAATCAGCAATCGGATGGTTGCTCAGCGCTTAGGTGTGGACGAGACGACGATCCGTCGCTGGCGTAAAGAGAATATCGAGTTTGAGCGCGCTTTCACTGAGGCTCGCGAAGCTCTCAGAGAGAAAATAAACCGCGTCGCTGGTAAGAGCCTGGACGTTCGCAAACGGAAGGTTGTCACCACATCGCCGGATGGTGTGAAAACCACGATTGAAGATGTGCTGCCCACGCACAACGATATTGCTGTTTTCTCAAAGGTGCTCGGTCTTGGTACCAGCGTCTATAGCGAGGAAGAACGTCAGCGTGATGTGCTTCGCGAGGTGATGAAACACAAGGTAGCCGGGAAATACTCCGCGCTGGAGGCGGCGCAGCTGCTTGAGGCTGAGGGAGTAAAAGTTCCTGCAACCCTGCTTATGGAGCTGGGAGCACCGAAAATTTTCGAACCGTTCAACAATATGGACGAGGCAGCCAAAGCCGACGCGGCGAACCTGACCCCGCAGGAAGCAGCCGATATCTACAAAAAATACCTGGGCTGAAAATTGCAAAAACAGGCGTTTCGAACCGTAAAAACGCTATGCATTTTAGACCCTGTTTTATGCACGTTTTATTCACTCATTTTTACCCCACTATCGGGGCTTAACCCAGATTAATAAACGCTTCGCGCATTTAACGTAATGAGTCCACTTTTGCCAGTGCGCGTAACGGTCATTATGTTAAATCGGGGCGTTTTTGAGGAATTTTTCTGTGCCGATCCCGTTCCCCTTTGACTTCCGCAAACCGGACTATACCGCCGTGTTTGAGTGGAGAATGGAGAGGCTGGAGCGGATCAGGAAAGCGCCTGAAATGCTTCCGGCACTCCGTGAGTTTTACCGCACTAACCCGGCCCAGTTCATCATCGACTGGGGCATGACGACGGACCCGCGTAACCTCGATTATGGCCTACCTGCCACCATCCCGTTTTTGCTGTTCCCCCGACAGGAGGAATGGATTCACTGGATCATGGACAGGCGCGCCAGTCTTGAGCATGGACTGACAGAAAAAAGCCGCGAAATGGGGCTTAGCTGGACCTCTATCGGTCTGGCCTGTTCGCTTTGCCTGTTCAACAAAGAAATGGTGATCGGGTTCGGTTCCCGTAAAGAGGAATATGTCGACAGTACCGGCGACCCGAAAGCACTGTTCTGGAAAGCGCGTAAGTTTGTCGAGCTGCTGCCGGTAGAGTTTCGCGGTTCATGGAGTGACAAAAAACATGCTCCTTACATGCGCGTGGAGTTCCCGCAAACGGGCGCGGTCATTAAGGGAGAGGCTGGCGATAACATTGGTCGTGGTGACCGTACCACGCTTTATTTCGTGGATGAGTCGGCATTCCTCAAACGACCATTACTCATCGATGCTGCGCTCTCTCAGACGACCCGCTGCCGTATAGACCTCTCTTCGGTCAACGGCATGAATAACCCGTTTGCTAAAAAGCGCCACAGCGGAAATATCCCGGTGTTTACGTTCCACTGGCGTAGCGACCCGCGCAAGGATGAAGAGTGGTACCGCAACGAATGTCTGAAAATTGATGATCCGATTATCGTTGCTCAGGAACTGGACCTGAACTACAGCGCATCCACAGAGGGGATTCTCATTCCTTCTGAATGGGTGCAGGCTGCCGTCGACGCACATATCAAACTGGGTATTCAGCCCAGCGGCCAGCGCCTCGGCGCAATGGATATCGCAGACGAGGGGAAAGACAAAAACGGCTTTTCCTGCCGCTATGGCTTCCTACTGCAGAACGTTCACGAATGGTCTGGCATTGGCAGCGACATTTACGCTTCTGTCGTTAAATCGTTTGGGTACTGTGACGATTACGGTCTGGATGAGTTCCGTTTCGATGAGGACGGTCTGGGCGCGGGTGCACGTGGCGATGCTCGCGTGATAAACGAACTCAGGCAGGCTGAAGGCCGGGGAACAATCACAGCTACGCCTTTCCGTGGTAGCGGTAGCGTATTCGATCCAGAGGATGAAGCCGTTCCTGGTGATAACGGTAAAGCGGCGCGCCTGAATAAAGACTTCTTCGCGAACGCGAAAGCACAGAGCTGGTGGCATCTCCGCAAGCTGTTTCGTAACACCTTCCGCGCGCTGAATGGGATGGACTACAACCCCGACGAAATCATTTCGATAAGCAGCGAGATAGAAAATATTGACCGCCTGCTGATGGAGCTTTCACAGCCTACGTGGTCGAAAAACGCCGTCGGTAAAATCCTCGTGGATAAACAGCCGGAAGGCACAAAATCGCCGAACCTTGCAGACGCCGTAATGATTAACTACGCGCCGATGGATTCCTCTCTTGATAACTGGGCCAAACTGGCCGGAGCGTGACATGTCCCGAAAGAAACGCCAGAACGGCGCACAGCAGCCCGTTAGGACATCTGACGGGTACAACAATTTCACGGCCAAACTTGGCAGCGACACCAGAAACATCCAGACGGGCGGAATGTACATGCCGGGGTACATCAGCCGTAACAGGGTGATGCTGGAGTTTGCGTATCGTTCATCGTTCCTCGTGGGGGCCGGTGTGGATGCGATGGCCGATGATATGACCCGCAAGGGCATTAACATCAGCTCAAAGCTGAAACCCGGCCAAAAGGGCAAGCTCGAAACCTTCTGGGATGAGCTCGCTATATGGGATGGGCTTAACGATAACCTCAAATGGTCACGATTGTACGGTGGCGCGGTGCTGGTGGTCCTGCTTGAAGGGCAGGATATGTCCTCCCCGCTAAAGCTGGATCGTATCAAAGAGGGGCAGTTTAAGGGCGTGATGAGCCTTGACCGCTGGATGGTTAACCCGAGTTATTACGATCTCGTTACCGATTACGGTCCCGATTTTGGGAAACCGAAATATTACAAGGTAATCACGAACCAGCAGGGGATTCCCCCCTGGAAGATCCACCACAGCCGTGTTATCCGCATGGAGGGCGACACACTACCCTTCCAGCAGGCCCAGACGGAAAACGGCTGGGGGATGTCTGTTGTGGAGCGTATTTTCGAGCGTATCGAGGCGTTCGATACTGCGACGGTCGGCACCACACAGCTGATCCACAAAGCACATCTGCGAACCTACAGCATTGAAAAGCTTCGTGACATTCTTGCCAAAGGCGGTGATCTGGAAAAGTCGCTGATGAAGCACATGGACATGATTCGTGAGTTTCAGACCATCGAAGGCATGACCATGATGGACTCAAGGGATAAATTCGAGACTCACAGCTATACGTTCGCCGGTATCGCGGATGTCCTCCTGCGCTTTGCTGAGCAGGTTTCCGGCGCGACGGGAATTCCTCTCGTCCGTCTGTTCGGGCAGTCCCCTGCAGGTTTCAACACTGGCGACGGCGATCTGGAAAACTACTACAGCAGGGTTAACTCGCTGCAGGAGAGACGCTTACGCCGCCATATCCGCTGGCTGCTCGATATCTCCTGGCGTTCTCTGTTCGGTGAACCACTACCTGACGATTTTACTTTCGAGTTTAACAAGCTCTGGGAGATGTCAGACGTGGACCGCGCAACGATGGCGAACAATGTGGTTACTGCACTCGGTACCGCCGTTCGTGACCTCGGGATGCCACCTGCAGCAGCGCTTAACGACCTCAGGAACATTTCTGATGTGATTGGCATCGGTGGTTCTATCACTGACGAGGACATAGAAGATGCGAAGGCCCAGTGGGAGGAGGATGAACCTGAAACCATCCCTCCGCCGCCGTTCGGAGATCCAGTATCGAAAAAGCCTGTTGGCGATAGCAAACCAGATAGGGCAGATCGTCGATGGTACTTACGATGGTTCACAGGCCAGCGCTGACAGCATTTCGAAAACGCTAGTGGACTATTCCGAGGTAATCAGCGACTGGGCAGAGCAGGTCGGGCGAAGGATGTTTGCCCAGGTCGAGCAGGAGGAATGGAATCAGTGGAAATCAGTATCAGAGGAAATCGGTGCTGGCCTGCGCGATGTGGTGGGTAATACCCCCGTCGGGCAGGTGGCGCAGGATATCGTGTACCGCCAGATTCAGCTGATGAAGTCCCTGCCGCTGGAAGCAGCCGATCGCGTGATGGACATACAACAGCGCGCAATGCAGGCGGTTATCACGGGTGAACGTCCGGACGAGCTCTACGAGATGATCATGGCTTCTGGTGACGTTGCCGCCAGCAGGGCGCAGCTGATTGCCCGTACAGAGATTGGACGAGCTACCGGCGCGCTGACGCAGGCCAGAGCCCTTTCGGTTGGATCAGAGGGCTACTGGTGGCGTATCGAGGGCGCCGGAACGCGCGATTCTCACCGCAAGATGAAAGATAAATTTGTGCGCTGGGATAACCCGCCGACGCTGGACGGTATGACCGGACACGCCGGATGTTTGCCGAACTGCAAATGCTGGCCTGAAGTACAGATTCCTGCACCGAGAAAATGAAAAATACGGCTTTGAGCATTCATTTCATGCGAACTGCAATACCCGCGAAATGTTATGAAAATGTTGTATTCGAAAAGGCCGATTTTGAGCCCAGTTAATCGCTACTTTTACGGCTTTAAGGGGACATTTTAATCGAGTCCATTTTCGTCGGTGCGGGTAAGAACCCTTATGTTAAATAGCCCGTTATTTCGAACATTTTTCCCATCTCACAAGGTCGCCACTGGGCGGCCTTTTTGTTGCCCGTAATCGAGCAGGTAACCCATGAAATATTTCTTCACTACACGCCTGGGCGAAACGCGCTATCTGACGGCGGACGGCTCTCTGCTGTGTAAAGACGTGCCGATCGCACGCACAGGGACGCAGGTCTATTTACCTGAGGAAATCGACCTCGAACCGGACGGCACCGGCACGGTGACGGTCTGGCGAACGGAAGACGAGGTGTTTTCCCCGGAGACGATGGCGAGCTTTGAGGGCGTAGCCGTCACGCTGGGGCATCCAGAGGACAGTCTGGGCAACATCGTTTTCGTGAACCCTTCTAACTTCGCAGAGCTGGCACACGGACACATTCAGAACGTCCGGCGCGGCACCGGCGATAAATCGGATCTGCTCATTGCTGACGTGCTGATTAAACGGCAGGAAGCAATCGACGCGGTGAATTCTGGCCTGACCGATGTCAGCTGTGGCTATGACGCGCAGTACAAGCAGCTGGCCCCCGGTAAGGGCAAGCAATACCAAATCACAGGTAACCACCTCGCTGTCGGCATCGACCGGGGGCGTGCTGGTGGCCGCTGTGCAATCGGGGATTCCATCCCATCAACAACAAAGGAGAAGCCTGTAATGTCATGGCTTAAAAAACTGGCTCAGGCCATTAAGACGAAAGATGAGGATGCGCTGGCAAAACTCATCGACGAAGCGCCGGATATGCCGTCTGATGGCATGCCTTCAATCCCCGGTTCCTCTATCACCATCAACATTCCTTCACAGGCCACCGCCTTGCCTGAAGGCAATCGCACCACCACCACGGACGAAGGCGATCCGAACAAAGACAAAACCGGTACGGGCGATGAAGAAATTCCCGCCTGGGCGAAAGCGTTAATCGCCCGCATGGATGCGATGGAGTGTAAAACCACCGATGCAGATCCCGACCCTGATCCGGGGAGCATGACCACCGATGAAGACGAAGAAGAAAACCGCAAAGTAACGGGTGACGCTGCCTTTAAGCGCAACCTGATCGCCGATGCGGAAATTATCTGTCCCGGCTTCCAGCCGACCAGTGATAACGGTCTGAAACGTCAGGTGCTGAATCATGCCCTGCGTACTGGCGACAGCCTGAAATCGTTTGGCGTGAGTGATTTCTCCAAAGCGCCAAAGGCAACAGTAGACGCGGTGTTTACTGCCGCGGTGGCACTTCATAAGGCGAAAAACCACCTGGTTCCGCTGAATAACGGTACACGTACCACTGACAGCGCGAGCAACACCAAACACCTTTCCCCGGCAGAACTGAACAAGCTCAATGCCGAATTCTGGGCGAAAAACAAATAAGGTAAATCATCATGGCAGGTACTGCATATTTAACGCGGATGCCCCTGGGCATTCCCGGGGCCGTTACTCGTCCTCGTGATCTCACCATTGAGCCGGTCACCCTGAACCATCTGAATCTGTTCCCGGCCTACGGGCTGCCCGGTAAATACGTGAACGATCAATTCGTTCCACTGGAGTCAGGCGACACCATCAGCAAAGTGAAGGGGATTCTTGTTCGTCCGTTCCCGATCACCTCTGCTGTCGATCTGGCCTACATCGGCGTGACCGCTAATCAGGTCGGTGACAACCTCAAGCGCGGTTATATCTGCGTTATTGCGACCGCAGGTAACGCGACGACCGCGAAGAAAGGCGACCCGGTTTATGTTCGCGTGGCTGGTGGCACAACTCAAAGCCCGGTTGGCTCTTTCGTGCTGTCTCCGGACTCCACCGCATCAAACACACCTCAGCTGACAAATGCAGAGGTCATGGGGCCGGGTGAAGCCGACGGCCGTATTGAAATCGCTTATAACATCTGAGGAATAATTAATGTTTACAGTTGACAGAGCGACCATCGACTCCACCGGCGCGTTTCTCGTCGGGGAACTGGAGCGCATGGATCAGACGCTGAACATGCCGCTGGTGTCTTACAAATGGTCCCGCGACATGCCACTGCGTAGCGACATTTCTATCGCTGATGAAGTGTCATCCTTCACTAATACCGATTTCGTCGGCGTTGGTGGCCCAAACCCTAACGGTAAAAACTGGATTGGTAAAAAAACCACCGCCGTTCCTGGTATCGAACTCGATATTCAGCCAACCCGTAATAACCTCACTCCGTGGGGGCAGGAAATTGGCTGGACGGTGCTGGAACTGGCTTCAGCCCAGAAGGTAGGTCGTCCGGTCGACCTCCAGAAATACGAAGGCATGAAGCTGAAATGGAACATGGACACCGATGAACAGGTTTATATCGGTGATACGGAGCTGGGCGTTTCCGGGCTGCTGAACCTGCCGGGAATTATTCCTGTAGCCGCCGCAGCCGCGTGGACTGCGACCACCGATCCGGATGTTATCGTGCAGGATATCAACCTGGTGCTGACCGATGGCTGGCTCCGTTCTGGTTACGCGGTCTGCCCGGCGAAAATCGGCATGGCTCCGGAACTGTTCGGCCTGCTGGCGAGCAAAAAGGTTTCCTCTGCCGGGAATATCTCCGTGCTGGAATACGTGAAGATTAACACCATCGCATTCCAGGAAAATGGCACACCGCTGGAAATTGTCTCCATGAAATGGGCTTCCGAGCGTGGTGCTGGTGGCGCTCATCGTATCGTTGCTTACACTCAGGACGAAAAATACGTTCGCTTCCCGATGGTGCCGCTGCTGAACACCCCGCTGGAATACCGTGGCCTTCAGCAATTGACCACCTATTACGGCAAGCTGGGCCAGGTGGAAACACCGTATTCCAATACGATCTCTTACATGGACGTTCCGGCGTCTTAACCTGAAACAGGCGGGGAAACCCGCCTTTTTTGTGGAGCATAAACATGAAATACGTTGTTTCCGGTGGCGCAACTCTCAGCTTTGCCGACGGTTCTAAATTTGAGCTGTCTCAGGGCATCCACGACAGTTCCTCTTTCCCGAAAGAAGTTAAGGACCACTGGGCCTTTAAAGCCTATGCGCGCCCGATTGACGAAGCCGACCTGGCGAACGAGCAGAGCAATGAAGACCTTTCCGCGAGCCTTGTTCTCCTGGCAGAAGAAAATAACACCCTGAAAGCGCAGCTGGCTGAGCATGAAAAAACCATCACCGCACTCGGGAATGAAAACACAGACCTGAAAGCGCAGCTGGCAGCCGCTCAGGCACCAGCAGGCGGTAAACCTGCCGACAGCACGGACAAAACCGATAACACCGGCGGGGACGCGAAAAATGCCAAAAAACAGCAGGCTTCCGACTAACGAGCAGTTCCGCACCGACTTTCCCGAGTTCGCCGATAAAACCCGTTACCCGGACCCCTCAGTGAATTTCTATCTGGGGCAGGCCGATTCACTCCTGAATCAGGACGTACAGGGCGATCAGTTCGTCTACCTGGCCGAGCTATTCACAGCTCACTATACGGAGCTACGCGGCCGCACGCTGGCCGCCGCTGCCGCTGGTGGTGTGAACAGCAACGGCGCAGCAGGTGTAGTGTCCTCTAAGTCCGTGGATAAGGTTTCAGTGAGCTATGACGTGTCCGGGGTAATCAATCCGGATGCCGGTTTCTGGAACAGCACCGCCTACGGGCGCGAGTTCTACTGGTGGTGGTCGATGTTCGGTGCTGGTGGCAGGCAGCTGCTTTGATGGAGGGGTTATGTCGGTAAGTGAATGTATCGAGCATAGCCAGAATACAAAGCATGGCTATGCAGGTGTAACCCGCAATGGGGTGCACTGCCGGTTGCATCGACTGATCTACTGTGAAAGCAAATGTATCAGCCTGAATGACATCAAAGGCTACTCAGTTCGTCATACCTGCGACAACCCGAAGTGCATCAACCCCGAACACCTTGTTATTGGAACCCATGCTGAAAACATGCGGGATAAAGTCGCTCGCGGACGATGCTATAAGCCCAAAGGTGAAAAACATGCCGCGGCGAAGCTCACAGAGAACGATGTTAAATGGATTCGCGAAAACTATGTGAAAGGCTCGACCTCTCACGGTGTTAGCGCGCTTGCCTCGATGTTCGATGTGGCTAAAGGCACGATCCGCTTCGTGGTTCAGAGGAAAACGTGGGGGCACATATGAAAAGCGGGTTAACGGTTCGTGCTGATAACGCCGTGGCTGTTCTGGAATCCCTCCGCCAGCTATCCGGAATGGATGTGCTGGTGGGAATACCTGAGGATAAGGCAGGGCGTGAGGATGGCTCTCCGATTAATAACGCGGAACTGGGCTACCTCCACTCGACGGGCGCAACGGTGGAAATCGACGGTACAACGGTCACGCTCCCCCCGCGTCCTTTTCTGGATATGGGGATCGAGGATTCAAAACCCAGAACCACCGCACACCTCAAGGCAGCGGCAACCGCCGCGCTGGAGGGGCAGACTGAAGCAGCAGTGCGTGAGCTGGAGAGCGCCGGACAGATTGCCCGTGATGCTGCAAAAGCTGTTATCGGTGCTGGCGACCGGTTGCACCCGCTTTCTGAGAAAACCCTCGAACGCAGACGCGCCGAAGGCATTCCCGGCGACAAGCCGCTGTATGCCCACGGTTACCTGCTGCGCTCAATTAACTACGTCGTGAGGAAAAAATAATGCCTCTTCTCGATGTGAGCGATGTTCTTCTCGATCCCGACTTCATGGACACCAGTCTGGTATGTCACCGGCAGGTTCAGACGGTGGATGAGGACAATTTCACGAAAAACACAGCTCAGGATATTCCGTTCTCTGGCGTGGTGACGGTTGACCGTTCTCTGGAAGCCAGGCGAATGGCAGCAGGCCAGAACATCAGTGGCGCGATCCTCATCGTGACGCAGTTCAGATTAACCCAGGGCCAGCCCGGTACAGACAGCGCCCCGCGACTTGATGCCGATATCGTGAGCTATAACGGGCGTGCTTACCGGGTGACATTTGTCGATCCGTACACCAGTTACGGCGCCGGATTCGTCCAGGCGCATTGTGAGCTGGTGGACTTTAACGGAGGGACGCCAGTTGAGTAACGACAGCACCGCGCGCGGTTATCTGACGCCTGTCGGGGATAGTCCCCAGTATGACGAGGCGCTGGAGCGTGAAATCAGCCGGTGGATTCGTGGCGTTTCTGGCTTGCCGGCCGCGCTTGTTTTCCCCCGATGGACTGACCCGCAGCCGCAGATCCCAAACAACGGGGTGACGTGGTGCGCCTTCGGTATCACTACCGTTCCCCAGCCGTTAAGCCAGTCCGATGTTCAGGTTTCGGAAGAACAATCCGAGCAATGGACATGGGAACAGGTAACGGTGATTTGCTGCTTCTATGGCCCTCTGGGGGCCAACACTGCATCAACTTTCCGCGCGGGAATATTCGTCGAGCAAAACAACGCTGAGCTGAATCGCTCGGGGCTTTCGCTGGTGGAGGCCGGGACTATCTACAACCTGCCAGAGCTCATTAATAACCAGTGGGTGAGGCGCTACGACCTCACCATCACGCTGTCCCGCAAAAACATTCGTACCTACAACGTCCGGACGCTGCAAGATGCGCCCGTCTCATTTTTCGGAGACTAAATTATGCCGCAGGGATTACCTGTATCTAACGTCGTTAATGTCGACGTGATCATTGGGCCGCGTGCGGCTACTGGTCGAAACTTTGGTTCGCTGCTCATTCTCGGGAGCTCAACGGTTATCCCGGTTTCTGAGCGCATTCGCCTCTACTCATCCCCTGAAGATATCGGCACTGATTTCGGCGTGGATAGCCCGGAATATGAAGCCGCGACCGTGTATTTCTCACAGTCACCCAAACCGCAGCAGGTGTATGTCGGTCGCTGGGCTAAAACGCTGGTATCGGCTGAAAGCGGTTCGACGGAAACGCTGCTGCAGGCGGTGAACGCCGTTCTGAATTACACGAATTGGTACGGTCTGGCCGTGGCTGACGATGAAGATATCGACGATGCCGACTGGCTGAGCGTGGCCGCTGCGATCGAGGCCTCCAGTCTCAGCCGAATTCTGGCGATTACCACTGCAGAGCCTGAGACGGTAAACGCGACCTCCACTACCGACCTGGCTTATAAGCTGAAGGCGGCAAAATACGCTCGCACCTTCGTGCAGTATTCCACCAGCAGCAAGTACGCCGCGCTGTCTGCGTTTGGCCGCGCGTTTACGGTGAATTTCAACGGCAGCAATACCACCATTACCCTGAAATTCAAGCAGGAGCCGGGGATCACGTATGAAAGCCTGACCTCCAATCAGGCGGCGGCGCTGGATGCCAAAAAATGTAACGTCTACGTGTATTACGAGAACGATACGGCAATCCTTCAGCAGGGCGTCATGTCCAGCGGCGATTTCTTCGATGAGCGCCACGGGCTCGACTGGCTGCAGAACTATGTACAGACCAACCTGTATAACCTGCTCTACACCAGCACAACCAAAGTCCCACAGACTGATGCGGGTGTGACGCGCCTCCTTTCCAATGTTGAGAAATCAATGGATCAGTCGGTAACGAACGGTCTGGTGGCTGCTGGCGTATGGAACGGAGGTCCGATTGGACAGCTGGATTCCGGCGACACGCTGACAAAAGGCTATTACGTCTACGCGCAGCCGATTTCAGAGCAGGCGCAGGCAGACCGTGAAGCACGTAAGGCACCGGTTATTCAGGTGGCCTGTAAGCTGGCGGGTGCGGTTCATTTCGCTGATGTGCAGATCAACGTCGTTCGCTAAGGAGAACATGAATGGCTACTTATTCTTTTATGGACGTCACGGCGTCCCTCTCCGGCCCGACCGGCGAGATTGATCTGGGCTACGGTTCCGCCAGTTCAGAGGAGGGGATCACCATTGCAATGGGCGGCCCCAAAAATACCATGACCATCGGTGCTGACGGCGAAGTGATGCACAGCCTGCACGCGGATAAAAGCGGCACGGTAACCGTCAACCTGCTGAAGACCTCGCCGACAAACAAAAAGCTGTCGCTGGCGTACAACGCGCAGAGTCAGTCCTCAGGTACCTGGGGAAACAACGTCATTGTGATCCGAAACAAGGTGAGCGGTGACATCATCACGGCGCGGAGCGTGGCGTTCCAGAAACAGCCGGATAACGCCAACGCTAAAACCGGTAATACGATGCCCTGGGTGTTTGACTGCGGCAAAATCGACCAGGTTCTCGGAGAGTTTTAACAGATGGAATGCTCAATCAAAGGCCACGATTACCGCGTGGCAAAACTCAGCGTTTTTGACCAACTGAAAGTGACCCGCAAACTGCTGCCGGTGCTGGCGGGCATGATGTCAGATTTCGGGAGCATTCGCTCCCTTCTGCCTGCTGATGGCAAAATCGACACCGTGAAATTCGATCAGCTGAAACCGGTGTTTGAAACCCTGCTTCCGCGTATCGCTGAGGAACTGTCTTCCCTGACCGAAGAAGACACCAACGCGATTATTCATCCGTGCCTGGCCGTGGTGTCACGTAAGCATATGGACGGGTGGACGCCGGTATTTAACAGCGGTCAGCTGATGTTCGATGATATCGACCTGCTAACCATGCTGCAGCTGGTGGCGCGGGTGGTCGCCGATTCACTGGGAAATTTTTTTCCCGTGAGCCCTACCAGCGCGACGGCGGACCAGCTTCAGGGCTAACCCTCAACAGCCTGCCTGACGGGCTGTCTTATCTCCTTGACCCGGTTGACGCCGGGTTAATCCCTTATTACGCGCTGAAGAATGGATCTGTCGATCTGTGCGATATCGCGCTGATGAATGACCACCTGGCCGTTAAGGCTGACAACCAGCGCCGTATAGAGAAATGGAGAGAGGATAATGAACGCTGAGACTATTAAAGATTTCCTCGTCTCGCTCGGTTTTGATATCGACGAAGCGGGTGCGTCAAAATTCGACTCAGTTCTCGCCGGTACGACCGCAAACGCTATCAAAATGGGGCTGGCCGTCGAAGGTGCCGCGCTTACCGTGGTGGCCTTCACGGCTAAGATCGCCTCGGGGCTGGATAATCTCTACTGGGCGTCACAGCGCACCGGCGCGACGGTTCAGGGGATTCAGTCTATTGGCTATGCTGTTTCGCAGGTGGGCGGCAGCGTTGACGCGGCGCGAACCTCTCTGGAAAGCCTCTCCCGGTTTGTTCGTAACAATCCCGGCGCGGAAGGCTTCCTGAATCGCCTGGGCGTACAGACCCGTGACGCCAGCGGCAACATGCGCGACATGGCCGCTATCTTTACGGGTGTCGGCCAGAAGCTCAGCAGCATGCCGTATTACCGGGCTAACCAGTATGCGCAGATGCTGGGCATTGACGAAAATACCCTCATGGCGATGCGCCGTGGTGTGGGCGGTTTCTCCGGGCAGTACAGCGCAATGGCGAAAGCTATCGGCTTCAATGCTGACGAGGCGGCCAGAAGCTCCAACAAATTCATGACCTCCCTGCGCGAGTTCGGCGCGATGGCAGGCATGGCCCGTGACAAAATCGGCTCTAATCTTGCTGGTGGTCTGGCGGGTTCGCTGGACACGCTGCGCCGCCACATCCTGGATAACTTCCCGCGCATCGAGCAAACCCTGACGAAAGCCATAAAAGGCATTCTGGCGCTCGGGGACATTATCGGGCGGCTGTTCTTCAGACTTATTGAAGGGACATCCAGCCTTATCACCTGGTGGCAATCGCTGGATAAGCAAACCCGGGAGCTGATCTCGCTGTTTGGCGCGCTCACGATTGCGCTGCGCATTCTGAACAGTACGTTCTGGATGTCGCCGATTGGCCTCATTACCGCGCTGGCTGCGGGGATTGCCCTTCTGTGGGAGGACTATCAGACCTGGAAGGAAGGCGGGGACAGCCTGATTGACTGGGGTAAGTGGAAGCCGGAAGTCGACGCCGCGCTGAAGATGGTTCGTGACCTTAAAACGACCGTTAACGACCTGGCGAAAGCGCTGGCGAAGCTGCTCAATATTGACCCCAAATCATGGTCCCTGAAGTGGGATTTCAGCAACTTTATCGACCAGATGGGCGAGTTCAGCAAAATGCTGAATATGATCGCCGACCTACTCAACGCCATTAAAGATGGCCGCTGGGCTGATGCCGCCAGTATCGGCAAACAGATGCTTAATCAGGGCAGCGAAAATCCGTCAGCGATGCCGATGGTAACAGACAGCGCCAACGGTACCGCCGACTGGATTAAAGAGCACTGGGGATTCGATCCTCGCAGCGTGGGCCGAACGGTGCGCGGCTGGTTTGGTGAGGATGACCCTGAACAGCTCGGCCAGTCAGTAAAGCGGCCACAGCCAACCAAAGCAGGCTCTGAGCTGCTGGGATGGATGCAGCCGATGCTTACCAACCTGGAACAGCTCTACCGGCTTCCGGAGGGGTTACTGCGCAGCGTGGCCATAACGGAATCGGGCGGTAATCAGTTCGCCGTTTCAGGCGCTGGCGCTAAAGGCCTGTTTCAGTTTATGGACGGCACGGCGCGTGACATGGGGCTGCGCGGAAACGATGTTTTCGACCCGGAGAAGGCCGCGCAGGCAGCCGCAAAGTATCTTTCACAGCTGCTGCAGGCTAACGGCGGTGACCTGAGCAAGGCGCTGGCCTCATACAACTGGGGGATCGGGAACGTGCAGAAGCACGGTATGGCCCTCATGCCTCAGGAAACCCGCAACTACATTCCGAAGGTGTTAAGCAACATGCCCGCGCCCGGGGCTCAGGTACAGCAACAGAACACTTATCACATTTACGGTGGTGGTGACCCGCGTTCTGTCGGTACCGAGGTCGAGCGTCGACAGCAGTCGGCAAACGCCCAGGTTATGCGCGGTAATCAAACGAAGGTGGGCTAATGGATATTCTCTCTACGCTATTTCAGCAGCAGAGCCGGAAAATAGGGATGATTGTCCCCAGTGTGGTTGTTTCTGAGAAGCATACCGACACGCTGGAGATAACCGAGCATCCTGTCGAGGTCGGGGCTGCCATCGCTGATCACGCCTACAAAAAGCCGTCCGAAGTGGTGATGGAGGTCGGTTTCGCTGGTGGCGGAGCGTTGCTGGATTTTGCCAGCAATCTGACGGCCACCAGCTTACTGGGCCTGAGTCCCCAGCAGACGTATCAGGAGATTCTTGACCTGCAGGCGAGCCGTATTCCTTTTGATGTGGTAACCGGTAAGCGGCTGTACAGCAACATGCTGATACGCGCGCTGGAAGTGACGACAGACAAGACGACCGAAAACGTATTATCTGCCGTTCTCACGCTGAGAGAGGTTCTTATCTCGCAAACGCAGCAGATCACCGTTGCGGATAAAACCAACATGAAGGACGGGGCCAGCACGTCGGCGGTGCTCAATACCGGCACCAAAACCACAAAGCCGCCAAATACCTCGCTGCTGAAAAGCATCACGGGTAACGCGGCGTCAATACTGGGGCTCGGCTAATGGCAATTCAGGAAATCCCGCTGACAGCGGATAACCAGCAATTCAGTATCATCCTTGCGGGGACCACCTGGCGGATTAGCATCACCTGGCGCGATCTGTACTGGATTATGGACCTGCAGAACGACAGAGGGGAGCCGGTAATATCCGGTATTCCTCTCGTCACGGGCGCGGACCTGCTGGCGCAGTACGCCTATATGGGGCTCGGCTTTAAGCTGGTGGTGGTCTGTGACGACAGTACACAGGATTATCCGACGAAAACCGACCTGGGCGGCCGCAGTCATTTACTGGTATCAACGGAGTAAGCATGTCACAGAACTGGATGAGACATTTCGAGCTGCAGCTCGTGGACGAGAACGGGCAGGGTATCGAGCTCAGCGATTTTAAAGTGACCTTTACGATCGACTGGTTCAACATCAGCAGCGCGTCGCGGGTGGGAACGTTCAAAATTTACAACCTGTCAGCTGATACGGTGAACCGCATCACCGGGCAAGAGTTTTCTAGGGTGCGGCTGATTGCCGGTTACGACGGAATCGCGCCGGAGGTGTCGGCAAGCGATGTCGGGACCGTGCGCGAAGTCGACGCGGCGGACGTGGGCCAGAGTGATGGCCGGAACTACGGGCTGATTTTCAGCGGAGAAATTCGCTACTCGGTCACCGGTAAAGACAGCCCCATTGATTCCTACGTCCTGATTCAGGCAGCCGATACGGATCTGGCGTTTGCCACCAGCATAACCTCGCAGACGCTGGCAGCCGGTTACACGGTCGCAGACGTGAACCGCGCGCTGATGAAAGACTTCGAGGCCAAAGGTGCGACCGAAGGGCTGACGCCTGAAATGCCCGCTACCGTGTTTCCCCGTGGCCGGGTGCTGTTCGGTATGACACGGCATCTTATGGATAACGTGGCTGGACAATGTGGCGCAACATGGCAGTTCGTGGACGGCCAGCGGCAGATGGTGGCGAATAACGAGTATGTTCACGACGCGATTGTGCTCAACAGCGCCACCGGGCTTATCGGCATGCCACAGCAGACCATCGGCAACGGCGTAAACGTCCGTGCGCTGATTAACCCGAACATCCGGGTTAACGGGCTCATTCAACTGGATCAGGCTTCCGTGTATCGCACCGCGCTGTCGAACAACGATATCGCGATGGCTGGTGGGCAGATCACCGACCAGAACACGGATGGAAATATCACGCTCAGCGGCACCACGGCACAGCCTGCCAGCATCGCAACGGATGGCGTTTATATTGTGCGCGGGATTATGTACACTGGCGACACAAGGGGTCAGGCGTGGTACATGGATATGATGTGCGAAGCGCGTGGCGCGGCGGATCTTGTTTCCTCATCAGCGAGGGAAAGAGGGCTTTAATGAAACGGTTCTGTTTGGCGTTAGTTATGATGGTTACTGCTCCTGCGATGGCTGCAATTCAGTGCGGTAATTACACGATGACCGGTGACGGAATGACTGTTATTAACGGTGAAACTGTCACATCACAGAAGATAAAATTTCTGGGAAAAGATGGTGACTACTCAAACATGAAAATGGACATGGGCCTGATGCCTTCCCGTGATGGTAACAATTACGGCTTTGAGTTTGTGAAGCGTAACGGAAAAGCTTTCCTGAATGTCCAACTGCTGCAGAACAGCATGGACGCGCCGAGAATCATCGGTTCTTTCCCGTGTAAGAAAGTGCTACGCTAAAGTTTGACGTCAATCTTCCGATATGTGTTTTAAGGTTGACGAGATATTGTTCAAAGTCCACAATCACAGTCCCTTTAGTAAGAGAAAGAATCCATGGCGGCAGGCATCCCATTAGAAAAAGCGAAAGAATATGTTGAACAATTCAACGCGCTTCTACTGGATCAGGAAGGTTTAGATCCCTTCACTGAAAAGAAAATTCGAGAGGAGCTTTCTGCTTCTCCGACGCCTGTTACCAACATTGCACTATCTTATCTGGATGCGATAACTGGAAAGATTGACAGCGCATTACGTTATCTCAGAGTCAGCTTAGACGTAAACGATGTCTCTCTGGCTATGCACTATCATCACATTCTTCTTAACACCTTTAGCTATAATGAGCTAAAGGAAGTGTGTGTTCCTCTGGCGAACAAGTATCGCACAAAGATCTTTAGCCATAACGCGTACAGTTGGGCGTATCGTTACGGAGAGCGTGAACAGTTAGATTTTTACATGGAACAGCACATCAAACTTCTTTCCGAAGAAGAAGGCAGGAGTAATGCTATGAAGCACAAAGAAGAACTCCTTGCAGAAATGGATAACTTCTATAACGCTACGCAATGCTCGAAGGAACAGTTCCAGACACTGGCATCCATAATCTGGGGTTTGTTGAGCGATTATAAAGCCATGGCTGGTTTTGTTCAGCTCAGTGGAAGTGGTTGCTATGTTGTTGATATCAAGAATCTCGAACCTAAAGCTATTGCTAAGATGAACTTCGATCTGGCTGATAGAGTGTGCGCTGAATCTAAACTCGATGATTGTTCCATGTTAGCGAGATTTTCCTCTCCGCGTCAGTTGCATTCGGGGGTTAGCTATCATGTCGGTAACTAGCAATCAGATTCTCGATACCGCCCGGTTATGTTTGTCTGAAAATATTGAGAGTGGGTTTCGAAGCGCCATCTCAAGGGCTTATTACAGTATGTTGCATGAGTCTATTAGCTCACTTACTGCCATACCGCATTTTACCCACGATCATCACAAAAATACTGTGGGTTATATGTCAACGCCCTCTGAGTGTAAATTAGAGCCATATCCGGCCAATAAGCTTAAATCATTGGCTTTCGTGCTTCGGCAGAGTCGAGATGCCCGAAATGAAGCTGACTATGACCTAACGGGCGTGACTGTTTCTCAAGAAATGGGGCTGGATGCTATCGCGTCTGCTGAAATGTATTTTGAGCGCTGGGAACAGTTAAAATCAGCTAAAGCTTCATAGATAAAATAAAATCCATCAAACCCGCCACCCGGCGGGTTTTTTGCTTTCTGGAGCCTACAAAATGGCAGTATCTGACCAGACCCACAGCGGCGACCTTGCTGAAACATTCAAATCTGAGCGGGAAACCACAAAAAACCAGATCCGCGTCGCTTTGCCTGGCATCGTTCAGTCATTCGACTCTGACGTGGTTACGGCGGTTGTGCAGCCTGCTATCCGTTCGGTTGAAACGGATAACGACGGGAACCGCATTACCAAAAATTACCCGCTGCTGGTGGATGTGCCGGTGGTATTTCCGCGCGGCGGGGGATGCACGCTGACGTTCCCGGTTAAAGCCGGTGATGAATGCATGGTGATTTTCGCCGATCGCTGCATCGATTTCTGGTGGCAGAACGGCGGGGTGCAGGAGCCTGTTGACGATCGGGTGCATGACTTATCGGATGCGTTCTGTATAGTCGGGCCGCAGTCACAGGCGCAGAAAATCAGCGGAATCAGTACAGGGGCCGCTCAGCTGCGCAGCGATGACGGAAGCACGTTTTTTGAGATTAACCCCACTACGCAGAAAATTAGAATCGTCGCGCCTGGCGGCCTTGATGTTGTTACTCCGCAGGCCGACTTCTCGGCGAAAGTTACCATTCACGGGCTCCTGTCCTGGCTGGGTGGAATGGTGGGTTCAGTTGCTTCTGGCGTTGCATCCAAAATCACTGGCGCTGTCGAGTTTATCGGTACCGTTAAAGCTAACGGCAAGTCAATTGATGATACGCATACTCACGGCGGTGTGCAGCACGGCACCAGCAACACAGACGAGGTGAACTGATGCGATACAGACGTGAAGACGCCGACGGTGATTACACCTTTGGCAGCGGCGATGATACCTGGCTGATTAACTCACCGGAGGCCGTGGCGCAGGCGGTAAAAACGCGATTCGAATTGTGGTACGGGCAATGGTTTCTCGACACCACCGAGGGGACTCCGTGGATTCAGTCCGTACTCGGTAAGCAGAAGCCGGAAACCTACAACCTGGCGATCCGTAAGCGCATCCTCGAAACGCGGGGCGTTAAATCCATCCTCTCTTTCAATACGACAGTGAACACTACGACACGCCGCGTCCAGTTCTTCGCTGAAATCGACACCATCTACGGAACAACGACAGTAACCAGCGAGGCATAAATGGCCCTCAATTTGGACACACTCGGCTTATCGGCAACGGTAACCGCTGAGGGGATCAGTGCGCCTGATTACCAGACGATACTCGATACCCTGACGAGCTATTTTCAGCAGATTTATGGCAGTGACGCTTATCTGGAGCCAGACAGCAAAGATGGCCAGATGGTGGCGCTGGTGGCGCTGGCTATTCACGATGCCAACAACACGGCCATCTCCGTTTATAACTGCTTCTCACCTGCTACGGGTTACGGCGCAGCGCTGACCAGTAACGTAAAAATTAACGGTATCACGCGCCGGGGGGCGACGAACTCTACCGTGGATCTGCTTCTGACTGGTACCGCCGGGACATCCATCACAAACGGTACCGTGAAAGACACGAATAACGTGATCTGGCGACTTCCTGCCTCGGTGACAATCGGTGTCGGCGGTACCGTGACGGTAACTGCAACCTGCTCAAACAGCGGAGCGGTTGCGGCGCTGGCTGGGACGATTACCACTATCAACACGCCGACTCGTGGCTGGGCTTCAGTAACCAACCCGGCGGCGGCCACCGTAGGCGCACCGGCGGAAACCGACGCAGAGCTGCGCATCAGGCAGGGGCAAAGCGTCGCTCTGCCGTCACTCACACCGTTTGAAGGTGTCGACGGTGCGATCGCCAACGTTGCAGGCGTGACACGTCACAAGCTCTACGAGAATGATACTGGTGCAACCGACAGCAACGGGCTGCCTCCTCATTCCATTTCCGCCATCGTCGATGGGGGGGATGTTACTGAGATAGCCCAGACAATCAGGGGTAACAAAGGGCAGGGAACGGCAACTTACGGGACAACTTCTGTCACGGTACCGGACACCTACGGCAACCCACACGTGATCAGCTTCTCGCGGTCTACCGATGTCCCGATTTACGGGCATATCACCCTGAAAGCATTCACCGGCTACACGTCGCAAATTGGTGTACAGATTCAGCAGGCCGTAGCGGATTACATCAACGGGCTGACCATCGGCGACGATGTGCTGCTGAGCAGGATTTATTCTCCGGCGAACCTCGGCGTAGTGAGTGGTGGCAATGCACGCTACTACGACATACAGGAGCTGCTGATTGGCAAATCAGCCGGTAGCGTCGCGGCGGCAAACATCATTATCGCCTACGACGAATCCGCGTCTTGTAAACCCGAAAACATTGTTCTAACGGTGACGTCATGAGCAAGTACACGGACTTAATCACCAACTATCACGCCACGAAGCCGAAATTTTTTGATCACGTCGACCTGAGCACGCGGCCACTGATTGATATCACTACCGCCACCCGGGGACTGGTAACCGCTTTCGACATTGATACGGCCGTCGGCGTCCAGCTCGATACGCTCGGCCTCTGGATTGGTCGCAGTCGCATAGTCAGCCAGCCGATAAGCGGCGTTTATTTCAGCCTGGACACTGACGGGCTCGGGTTCGATCAGGGGATATGGCAAGGCCCGTATGACCCCGATTCAGGCTACACCACGCTGAGTGATGAAACTTACCGGGTAATTCTGAAGGCCAAAATCGCTATCAATAACTGGAACGGGCAGAACGACACACTACCACCCATTCTCGATAACGCTCTGTCCGGTTCTGGCCTGCGCATGCAGATCGTCGACAACCAGGACATGACCATCAGTATTCGGGTTTTCCCGGAAATTGATATTTCACAAGTTTCGCTCGAACTCATTGCAGCGATTAAACAGGGCTATTTGACTGTTAAAGCGGCTGGCGTCTGGGGTGGAAGTATCGAAATACCGGCGATTGAAACGCCATCAGCGGGAAGCCGATTCTTTGGCTTCGACATGGGAAATGAATATGTGGCTGGTTTTGATTCCGGCGCATGGGGGACATTACTGTAATGGCTATTAACGACATCAAAACTTTTGCCACTGGAGCTGGCGCAAACGTAACAAGCCAGGCGGACTGGGAAAACCTTTCTGCATTGCTAACGGGTTGGCAATCTGGTGTTGCCAGTAGCGCGCAGATGAACAAAGCGATCCGCCAGGCCCTCTTTATTGCTTCTTCGCTGGCGCAGTACACAGCAGATAAAAGCGGCCTTGATGTGCGGGATGACGGGGATGTCGCCGGGTTCGTGGCGAAGATGTCAGCGGCCTTTGGTGCGGATTTCCAGCCGCTGGATGCAACGCTGACTGCACTGGCCGCATTAGCTACCGCTGCCAACAAGTTACCTTACTTCACGGGTGCTGATACTGCGGCGCTGACAGATCTGACTGATATTGGTCGCAACGTTATCGGGCAGACGACGATCTCTAACCTTCTCTCATACCTTGGTTTAGGA